TCCAGCGCTAGGTGTTGGGACACTTGGTGTTGCGTCTGCACCTGTGCCTGTTCCACTTGCAGCTGTGTTTTTCTGTAAAATGTTCAGCTCATCGATACCACTTACGGCTTTTTTTGCCGCTGTCGCTGCCGCCGCCACGTTATTTATACCAGTGGCTACGTTGTTCTGTGCATCTGCGAGGGAATTCGAAGCCGCCGCTGTCGTCGTTGCTTGGTACTTTAAACCGAGCATACTATCCACCCATTTGGTAAACACAGTAGCTGCATTCACAATTGCTTGCATAAACATATTAATCCACGGCAGTGCCGCTTGAATTATTGGTATGACCGCTTGACCAAGTGCCACCGTCATGTCCTCCAAATTTGCTTGAAATACACGCATTTGGTTGGCATAGCTGCCGTTTGTTCTCGCAAAGTCTCCCTGCGAAAGATTCGTTGCCTGCATGAGATAATTGTATCGGAGCATGGTCTGCTGCCCTTGATCCATGTTCTTATATGCGGTTGTAATTCCTTGTGAAAGCGCGTATGCTTGCAGATTCGCAGTTGACATATTGATGCCGAGGTCACGGAGTGGTTTGGTCTGACCCGCAATTCCTGCTTGAAGTTTTGAGAACGCGTCGTCGGTACTCATGTTATAAAATGACGCCATATCACCTGAAAGTCCGGTTATACTCTCGGACATTTGCTGCGCTTGGGAACTTGTCACACCCATGCCATTAAACATTGCACCCATCGTACCAACATATTTTAGCGCCGAGGATTCGTTCATTCCATACGCAGCTGAGGCATTTTGCGCCCATGCATCAATCTGGGCAGAGCTTTTACCGAAAGTGGTATTGATTATATTTTCAGTTTCGTTTAAGCTGCTTGCCGCCGATACACCAGCTATGGCAAGTGCTGTAAATGATGCAGCTCCGGCAAGTGCGAGGGTTTTTGCGGCATCAAGCATACTATTGATATTTTTCTTCATGTCAGATTGTGCTTTTGACATTCCACTGGAAAGACCTGATATATCCGCGCCGACCTTAACCACAATATTTCTAATCAGGGACAATTTCTACACCTCCTGCCGCCGCATTCATCCGTCGTAATTCCTCAAGCAGCGCATTTTCGTCTATTCCAGTCGTGTCGCTGCTGGTAGTCTCGGTGTCCAATATGCACTGAAGCGATGGCATTTTGTCGGCTCGCGACAGTGATGCCACCATATACGATTGAATAATTATCTGTTGCCGTAGCTCATCCTGCTTGTCGTTGTATGCTTCGGTGTAGCAGGAAAGCTCGAACGGCGTCATGTCATAGAACTGCTCTGGGGTGATGCCGATGCGGGCAGAGAGCATTAAATAATCGCGCAGCTGTTCGACTACGGTCTTTATTTCGCAACTTTCGCAAGCTCTGCCCGCTGTGGGTTTTTTCCGAATGATTCACCCATCTCATCACCGATTTTGGTCATGAGTTCGGTGACCTGTTCCTCTGTGCAATCGTCAAGAATATCCACCACTCTCTCAAGTGTGAGCTTGCGATCCTCGTGAGTGAGTGCGCCATAAGCAATTATTGCGATTTGCTCGAACGTGATATTTTTAAAATCAACCTTGCCAAGTGGCTGGTGAAGCTCTTTTTCAATGGTCATCATGGCCTTGAAGCCGAGTTTTAAATTACGGGGTTTATCAAGTTTTACCTGCGTCATATTACCTCTCCAATCTCAATTAAGCGTGTGCGACATATATGGTGTAAGTCTTTGGCACTTTACCGCTATCTGTTTCGGTAACGGTGATAGGTGTGACCGCACCGCTGACGATTGCAATGCTTTGTGAAGCCGAGCTGGATGTGACACCCTGTCCATTGACCGTAATAGTACCTGTTGCTGTCGGGGTGACTGTAACGGTCGGGGTCGTCGCGGTTACTGTGTATGATGTAGTTCCATTCGCAAAGATTGGGGTTAATGCTCCCGCCGTGCTTGTCAAACCTGAAAGGCCGGATGAAGTAGTAACATTAAGTGTTGGTGCTCCGGTTATCTTGACTGTGCCATCAAAAGGAGTAGCATCCTCCGTCTTGGCGTCAGTTTTAAATCCTGTTACGATTCCGTTGAAATTCCAACTCGCGCCAAATGGGAAAACAATAGAGAAGGTCGTTACAGCTCCACTGTTCAGCAAACTCCATAATTGCATCTGACCGAGTGTATCGTCTGGTCGAAAAAATCCAGTAAGCGCAAGGTCTGAAACCTCTTTAAAACCTGATATAAATTCCTTGTACAATGCGGCGCTGCCAAGGTTCGTAACGTCGATGGTGTTAGCTTTTATGTCAAGACCTTGTATATCTGTCAAACTGGCGACATTGTTTACGCCAGCTATTTGCAAGTAGGTGCCATAAGAAAGGTTTGGCATGTTTTAAGGACTCCTTAATAATAAATTTTGAATTCTAGGGTTGTCTTTTGCTCCAAAACATCAGGCTCAAAGCCATCCATTCCGTTTTCTACCTTTACCCATTTGACAGGATACCCGCACATGTCACCGCTGAAGCCCATAAACGCAATCCGCAGCGTATCAAAATATCCTTTGGCTTCCTTGTACGTTTCGGCGTATATGTCGAGTTGGAGTGTTTCGCTAAACAGAGTGTCGGTGGTCAAAGTGGTATTCATTGAACTCCCGGTACAATTGTAGACTCCGTATGGCAGCGGTGTTTTCTGAGGCGCTTCGGTTGGGTAGATGCTTCCGACTAAGTTTGGCACGAAAGCACAAACTTGCGCGTAGAAATACTTTTCAACCATATTACAACTTCCCCAATGCGTCATAAAATTTTTGAAGAACCGTACTCATAATTTTGCTGCGATTATTATCCACCGCTGGACGAAGGTAAGGGTGCGGTGCGACAGTTCCACCAGATGCGGTCTTGTGACCAAATTCCACGCACATCCCATAATTAACACCATCTGGGTTTTTCTTGGACTTGTAGCGCGGTCCTATCTGATAGGCGGCTTTTTTCTTAGGATTTTTCGACTTCTCTTTTCGAAGTATGTCAATGGAATTTTTAAGATCACCCGTATCCACCGGCACTCTATTCTTGGCATCTGCCTTGACGATGTTCGCACCTGCCAGCGCTGCTTCATCAAGAACCTGTTCGCTTATGAGGTCAATGTTTTTAAATAACAATGCCACCTCGTCAGAACCGAGAATGTCAACTTTGAGGCCCTTGATTTTTTCACTCATGGATTCAGCTCCTTGCACATTAGCTGTAGGGTTCGGTGCATTTCCTTTATATCAATAACGGTCAAAATTTCAAATATCCGTGTACCATATATCACTTGCATGCTTCGGTTGATGCCATCAATGTAATCAATCTCTATTTTAGTTGTGGTTTTCGATTGCACTTCCTCGGATTGGAAATATTCCTTACCGAAAATAGGTGAAATCGAAGCCCACACATTTTGCACCACAATCTGAGTCGCTGCCGGGTCAGGTTCACCATATTCATTCTGCTTTGTTGGGTCAGAGGGTGGAATTTGGGTAATGGTGACTTTTTTATCACGGTCTACTCTCATTGGTCACCCCAATCTGCCGCTATATTTTCCATAAACGTGTCAGGCGTGTCGTCTGGCGTCGGGGTATAGTCGGTGTAATCAGCTGATAGCGTGAGCGACGCTTTTAAAAGGTCATAGCTACTCTGAAAACGTGGGGCTTCTTGGTTATCCCAGCCATAGTTTGCTTTGGCAAATAGAACAATGGCACGCTTGATGAGTGGATCGGTCGTGTTCTGCGCCGCTGTCTGATCTACACCGGCGAGAGTAAGATCGGACTGTGCAGCTGATATGAGATCGCTGATTTCTGTATCTTTGCTTGTATCACTAACGCGTAGTGCGTCTTTCACATCATCAAGCAGTGACATTTTTCATAATCCTCCCTGTACTACTTTTATTAGGTCAGGCTGCGGGTAAGCTTTATAAATGCTTCGGAAAGTGCGGGTTTTCCATCTGCGACTGCAAGGCCGCGATATGTAAGCATGCCGCTTGTGAATGCTGCTTCTCTTGAAACATCAATCTGCGGAGCTTTGGTAAAGTTCATATAGTAATAATCGAAACAGCCAAACAGAAAGGTGTCGACGGGGCAATAATCATTGACGATGTATGGATTGCCAAGAATTTTACCGGGAAAACTGCCTGCTGGGTCGGCGTTGAATAACGGGCGACCATAGCCGTCTTTGATGAGCATGACGGCGGCTTCGGCTTGACCATTGAATACCCACACGCCATTGTTACGGTACATAGTACCAAGCAGCGCACGAGCACCTACGAAGTCGTTGTATCCGATACCGTTTGTTTTAGAATAGGTGTTGCTGTTGGTTACATCCCATGTGACACCCGTGAGAATACCGGTAGCCTGTCCTGCTCCTGTGCCATTTAAAATGGAGTTTTCTATGGCGATGGACATCTGGCGACCAAGTTGATCTGCGATGTATTCCTCAAATGCATCAATGGTCATTGCATCGGCTGCTGCTGAAATTTGGACTAGCTTAATCAGTTCAAAACCGGTGAGGTTTATAGAAGTTACGGTATCATCCGCTACTGTACCTGCCACGCCTTCGGGTTTCCACGTCGCGGAATTCAAAGCGTTTGCAACTACAAGCGTCAGGTTGCTTGGAACATATGAAACCTTAACAAGCGGAAAAAGAACGGAAAACTGGCGAAGCTTTTGGATAACGAGGTCAAGGGTAGTGGTCGGAACTGCTGCTCCTGCCGAGCCTGTGCCTGTAGTCAGCGCCCTTTGTTCGATTTCATTAAGCGTTTTGCCTTGCAATCTTTTAAGGTAGGCACTGCGATACTCCGGTGCGCTTGCTACGGATTCACGGTCAAAGTCAAACATAGTGGCAGTAGCGGGTTTTGCAATGGTGCGGCTCTCAATGGTGCCACTTGAAATGCCAGCCGCTATCTGCTGCCGCTTTTCAATCTTGTCTTTTTCGGTCTTGAGGCTTTTAACCTCAATATCGAGTGCGTCAAGGTCGGCATCGTCATTTTCTATCTCGCCCTCAATGACACCCAGTCGGAGTTCAATTTCCTGTAATCTCTTATTCATGCTGTTAATTCCTCCCTATTTTTAGTAGTGTTCTAATTTTCTGCTGTTTCCTCTGACGCGCTTCAGTCCTATCCAGTTCCTTATGCTCATTCTCGCTCTCCAGCTCAAAAAAGCTCCGCGCGCTGATTGATGTTGTATCATAAGCGGGGAAATCGACTGCGCTAACATCATATAATTTGTCGATATCTTGAATGGTGCGAGTATGCGCCTTTTTGTCATACTCGTCCTTTCGAACAGTGAAAGCAAAGGACATCTTATCAACATCACCGCGTTTAATTAATTCGTAAAGGTCGCGCCCATCACTTGTATCAGCGAGCTGCGCACGAATTTTTAAACCATTTTCATCTCTGATGAGCTGCAGGGTCTTATTGCGGGTGCGAGCCATAATCATAAAACTGTCGGAATGGTTGTATTTCATCGGCACATCGCTCATGTCGGTTTTAGCGAGCGCAGAACTGTCGATGATTTCGCGATATTCTGTATCACCAACCATAAATTTGGCGGGTTCATTAAACCGAACGGCGTAGCCTTCTACAATACGAGTGTCAGTTTCCGGCTCCATTACTGCCCTGACTTCCATATCCCGCCGCTGGATTTTCAGTTCCATTTTGCCCATTGCTATCATCCTCTCCTACCTGATATTTGTTTGCTTTGCTGGCGTCAACCACATTGAGCGTCTGCATTCTTTTCGAACCTTCGCCGTTTGGCAGAGGGGATAAATCAAAAACCTCACGCAACTCATCAATGGTGAACATGCCAAGCGGGCCAAGATTTTGCGCCAGCGATATCTTGGTTTTCGCGCTGGCATACTGGAGACGGTTTGCTTCAAATACTATTTCATTGCCAAAACCTAGTTCCTTGTCGCTGAAGACTTTGGTCGTGAATTCGAGACTCATCTGAATTGCTAGTGGTTCGATTACAGATTCATAAAAGGCATTCCATTGATCTTCATTGTAATTGCTGGTGACAATTGCTTCGGAAATATTGAAATAGCGGTACACCTGATCACGAACAAGACCCATTGTCTTGTCATCTATAATCTTCGGGTCACCTTTAAGTTCCGTATAATCAGCCTTTGCATCAAGTGCCGCGACGCCGCCGTTGTTGGTAATGTCCATATAGTCAGTTATAAAATCATCGCGCTGCTTCTTTATATCTTCTGGCTTCATCATGTTTTGGGTGAATTTTAGAAGACCGCGCAGGTATGCTGAACTTTTTACTGCGTTGATGATACCTGAATTCATAGTTGTAATCACTTGCAAAATGGGTGTAAGTGCCGTGTTATGCGTTTCACCGTACATGTCGTTCTTATAATAAAAGCGGCGCAAATGAATAATATCACTATAAGGAACCACAACTGTTTTCCCATTCATAAAGTAAAACTTCGCATACACAGTCCCATCATCGCCGACCGCTTCAAGTAAATCGACAGCAATACTGTTGAGTGGATAAAATCCGATTGGCTTTCCGGTGATCTCGTCGGGCATGACGTACACGAAAGCGTTGTTTGTCAGGTAAAGTTGGGTAATTGTCTTATAAATAAAGTCGTAGGTGTTCATATACTGATTTGGTCTGAACTGAAGCAGCCACTCAAGCTGTGAATCGGTGTTCGAGATTGCCCCAGATACTCGCCGGATGTGTCTGGGCTTGAGCTTTGCGGTGTTGCTGGCGATGGCATGAACCGCCGAGCGAACGATGTCATTATCATAAGGCTCACCGGAATAACTCATGAAATATGGGGTGTAGGCGTTGAGCATTTTAAGCTGGGTTGTCTGTGCAGGCGCTTGTGGTCTTTTGCCGAACAGGGTTTCAAAAAGGCCACGCTTTTCTGGCTTTGCCATAATTCTTTCTTTCACCACCATTTATATCATCGCTTTGTAATCTGCCATCTTTTCAAATAAAGCACAGTATGCAATCAACAAACTTACAGAACCATCAATGCGCAGACGATTGTTTCTACCCTTGATTGGTCGGATATTATCGTTGTTGTCGCGTAGTATACTTGTGTTCGTAAGACACCATTTTAAAATTGGGCTATTGTTGTAATTTATATTGTGGGCTTTGAGGTCGGCTTCAAGCTCTTTCATTGGCTGAGAAAGTGTTCTGCTACCCTGTCTGCATTCAACCATTTCAAAACCAGTATCCACCATTTCCTGCACCCAGTAACGTGAGTTCCAAGGGTCATAATAATTCCATAGTGGACGGATTCCGTATTTGCTGAACATCTCAACATACCACGCGGTGACATCTGAGTAATTGACTTTGTTACCACTGCATAGCCGAAGCAGACCACGCTCATGCCATTTGTCGTATGGTATCTTGTCCTCTTTCACTCTCTGTTCTAAGAGTTCTTCCGGCAGGAAATACATTTGCAGAAGATATTTTCGGTCGCTGCCTGATTTCATAATGAGTAGGCTTGCACATGATAAATCTGTTGTGGCTGATAAATCGGCACCACTGACAGCATAACAATTGCGTAGTTCTTCAAGGTCGTATGTAGTCTCGTTGTTCACATCGTCAAAGGTGAGCCACATCCCGGCGACCGTATCACGGATATTGAAGTCTTTACACAGAATACCGGAAAGATCAGAAGGGCTGTTTTTTGCTCGCTCAACTTTGGCGGTCAAATCTTCAAGTTTTTTGATGGTGCCGAGCGCGGGATTTGCCTTTCCCCACATCTTCCAATCGGTCCATTCGCTACGGTCGTCCAATTCGTATAATATAGGAAGAAACTGATCATCTTGAACAAGACCGTCAGCAATTTTTACAGCATAGGAATACATATCATCATAAATACACTCGCGTACCGTACCACTTGTGGTAATCATAACTAGGAGAGGCTGCCGTCTGGCACTCATGCTCTGTTTCATAACTTCGTAAAGGTTGCGATCCTTGATTGCGTGGAGTTCATCAATTATGACACAGTGGCTGTTTAATCCGTCAAGGCTGTTACTGTCGGAGGCGAGCGCTTCCATCTTGGAAAAGGTTAGAGGAAAATATATGTCACTTTTGCGCTTTTTCAGATGCTTGCTAAGTGCAGGGGATTGCCGAACCATGTTGACGGCTTCATTAAACACTATTCGGGCTTGATCTTTTTTTGTGGCCACGCTGTAAATCTCCGCACCACCCTCGCCATCTGCCACCAGCATATATAAGGCGATTGCTGAAAGCATAGTGCTTTTTCCATTCTTACGGGCAATCAGAAACAATGTTTCACGAAATCGCCGCAGTCCAGTCTTTTTATGTACCACACCAAAAAGCGCCGCGATGAATGCTTTCTGAAACATGCCCAGCGTTATTTTTTGTCCTATCCACTCACCTTTGCTTTGTTTGCAGAATGCTTCAATGAAATTGACAGCGCGGGTTGCCTTGGCATCATCATATTTCCATGGGGTTTTCGAGTCTTTGATTTCGGTACAAAGCCGCGCATAAACTTTTTTCACACGGGTCGAGGTTATCGCTTTGCCTGATTGAATATCTGTATTGTATTTTGTTATCCAGTTCATTTGCCTGTTGTCGCTTTCAAAAACAAATATAACTCGTCCTGCGACTCACCAACGCTAGTTTCCTTCACGGCCAACCGCAGTCTTGCGTTGGGGGTCAGACCGCACTCAATTGCCATTTTGCGGTAAAGTTCACCATAGCGGAGTGCATCCTTGACGGCTGGGTTGTTTTCGATGGTCTTGTCGCCGTAGCGGTTTTCCTTGACTTTTAAAAGTCCGGTATGGTTTACGAAGTCGGCTGCTTGTTTCCATTTACTGTATGAGTCACAGCAGATTGCGAGAGAAGTGATGTCAATGCTCGTAATTATATCAAGGTCTTTAAGTTCCTTGACCAGCCGGATAAATTCCGTTTTGGCAGTTTCATCAAGGTAATCCGGGCAGACTATCTTGCCCTTCCTTTTCGGTTTTACTGCCTGCTCATTGTTTTCTCGGCGCTGCTTTTCGGCATTAGTCAAATGCTTTTTGTTATTTGCTACAGTTACAGGCTGTCTCGGCATCACTCTCACCACTCTCTATTAGCACGGCCTTGTCATTGGTGAAGTCCTCCCACCTTTTGACAATCACATCACAATATATCTCGTCGAATTCACTTGTATAGCAGGTGCGTCCAAGCTGTTCAGCCACCATTAGGGTACTGCCACTACCGCCGAAGGAATCCAGAACAATGTCGCCGTTTCTGCTTGAATTTTTTACAAGAGTACCTATTAATTTCAAAGGTTTCATAGTGGGATGAACGTCGTTCCTTGATGGCTTGTCCTCACGGATGATGGTCGTGTTCTCTCGACCCTTTAAAAGTTCCTTGAGTAGTGCCACCATTTCATCCTTTTTGAGCTTGCCGATATTGATTGTGTCCTCTAGCACGGTATCTTTATCTCGCTCGCCGTACCAGTGGTGGGCCGCACCTTCACGCCATCCATACAAAATTGGCTCATGTGACCACTGATAATCTTGATGACCAAGCACCAGTGCATTCTTAACCCAGATAAGGCATTCAGATAATTTAAAGCCTGCGGCTATGTATGCCTTACGGAAATTTAAACCTTCTGTGTCCGCATGAAATACATAAATGGGGCATCCGGGTTCTGCTGATTCAAACATTCTTTTATGCGCATTAAGCAGGAATTCATAAAAAGCGCTGTCGCCCATATTGTCGTTTTTTATTTTTAAACCAGTGCCGCCCTCATAGTTCACGTTATAAGGTGGGTCTGTAACTATCAGTCGTGCTTGCTTGCCGTCCATGAGTTTGGCGATCGTGGCTGCATCAGTGCTATCTCCGCATATAAGGCGGTGGCGTCCTAACTGCCAAATGTCGCCCTTGTGGGTAATGGGCTGTTTGATTTCCTTGGCTGCGGTTTCGATATTGAAGTCGTCCTCGACCACTTCCTGTTCCGGTGTCTGGTTCATAAGTGCTTCAATCTCCGCATAA